AGAAGTTATCAACATAGGACCAGACGAAGAACCTATAACAATCAATGAGTTAGCAGAGGCCTGCGCCAACGAAACAGGACTTAACCTAGATCCTATACATCACAAAGACAGACCCAAAGAAGTCAAACTAGCAGTGTGTTCATCAGACAAAGCAAGAGATTTATTAGGTTATAGCACAGCAACAAACATGCGACAGTCAGTTAAAAAAACAGCCGAGTACATAAGAACCAGAGGCACAAAAAAGTTTCAATATCATTTACCATTAGAAATTATCAATGACCAAACTCCGGATACTTGGAAGAACAAGTTGATATGATTTCTTTTTGTTGTCCATCGAGAGGCAGACCAGAACTAGCAAAGAGACTAGTAGATACTGCTACTGCAACACAAAAACATGATACAGAATTTTTATTTTATCTCAACAACGATGACGAAAAATTAGAAGAGTACAGAGACTTACTAGACGAAAAACACTATACAGTAGGACCAAATCAATCCACTTGTTTAAGTTGGAACTTGATGTGCGAGAAAGCATCTCATGATATTGTAATGCTAATGGGCGACGATGTGCAAGTGCAAACGCAAGACTGGGATCAGATGATGTATGACGAGTTTGAAAAATACGAAGACAAAATATTAATGATTGTACCTACAGACGGAAAGCCAAAAAGTATTGCAAAGTATGGTGATAAGATGAAGTTGTGGGGAGATCAACCACTAGCGGCTCCTCATTTTGCAGTTCATAAGAATTGGGTCAACACTCTCGGTTATCTTGCTCCTCCACACTTTTGGCATTTTTACGTAGATACCTATACTCAAAAAGTTGCACGAAAGATCAATAGGTGTTTGTATATGCCATCTATTGTGTTCAAAGCAAAAAAAATTATAAACGATGACGCAGGTCAGCAAGTTAGAAAAATGTTCAGCATCAACGAAAGAGATGATTTTGTATGGACAAAAGTACGAGATAGACATCTAAATGCAGATGTTGACCTTTTAAAAACAAAAATTAATTAGCCGTGATAGAATGTGTGCTTGTTTGGTTTCATTATAAACAAGTTGAAAGTGATCCTATTTGATGTTTGATCACTCTCGTATGAGTGCCAGGTTTTCCCTAATTCGCCACAAAATATAAAAGTACTGTTTGGTTTCCATTTAGCTTCTTTTACGAAACTGTTGGCATTGCCTTCTGTATACATTTTAGTACCAACATTTGTTTCTGGTGTAACGTAAGTTACTGCACTCCAAATTTTACCGGGACTTTCTTGATGGATATGGAATTTGTAAGGTAATGGAGGAGTTATAGAAATGTGAGCGTTCAATCCAAGTTTGTTGTACCATCGATGGCTTGGATTAATTTTCATACATAAATCTTTAGCTTTTGGTAGAACTTTTTTTGCAATATCTTCAACCTCGTCGTATAGATCAATATTAAATTTTTCAAAGTCTTTTGGATATACATGGAACGGAACAGGTCCGTCATACTCTAGATTTTTCTTATCGCCTGTTGCAAAGTCTTTGAAATTTAGAAGATGCTGACAACTTTGGTTAAACTTTGTAAAAAAATCTTCAGGGAAAGAATTTTCTATCTCTTGATACGGCCATGGGTCTATACCAGTATCTGTTGTCAAACATTTGTTTACAAAATAATCACCTATCATAATATTAGGCGCTGAATAGATTTATTGCTTCCTTCTTCCATTCATCGGAGTACTCACAATTTCTATATCCATCGAACCACGGACCTCCCTCAGTATAGTGCAATATTCTAGGCGATCCGTCCTCAGGTTCTCTATACCATCCAACTAACCAATTATAATTGTGTGGTAATGATCCTATGTCGGAATCTTCAAGCCAAGAAAATCTGTGCAGATATTTAGGAGTTTGTTCGTTTAAGAATTCAGGTGTCAGTATCTTATTTTTAGGATGTTCGCAATTCCAAAGCACCATACTGGACCAATTTTTTCTTGGATAAACTGTTTGCACTTGTCCGTCCATTTTGGTAGTTTCTTTGGGTGTATAGTCGTGCTGTACACAGACCACTGCCTTGCTAGGATCCATATATTTCGTAAGCATATGACTTGGTATCTTCCATAGGAAATCGCAGTCACAAAACACTGCCCACCCTTTATAGTCGTTTAGATAAGGTACAAAAAATCTTGTAAATGTAAATTCTGTTGTTGCGAGTTTGTCTCGTTCACGAGTGTATATTCCTTGAGCTCGCATATCATTTTGTTTTAATGGAATAACTTCGGCAGACGGGTCTCTACGTTTGATTGAATGTTCGCACACCTGATATGCTATGTCTTCTCTTGAGTCCCAACCTACGTATATTTTCATGTTCTTCCCGATAACAATTTATGAATGTCTTGCCAATTATTTACGCGAATAACGTCTGGATGTTCAAAGTCTCGATTGTAAGGATGGTCTATTAATATAGGCTTTAAACCGTATTTGAGCCCGGCTAGTGCGTTCTTTGGCTTGTCCTCGACCCAATATAGTCCGGTATCATGAAACTCCGCTAACGCCGAATCTTTGTCAGCCCCTGTGCCTAATATGTGATAATTTGTGAATACATGATCTCCAAATAATTCTCCCATTCTTCTCTTACGTAATTCTTGTGCTGGTATGTCTGATGTTTGCGATGTGATAGGAATGAATGTCCATCCCTCCGCACACAGTAACTTTACCCATGTTTGTGATTCCAACATAGGCCTTTGTGTTCCCATCCACGCACTTCTATTGAACTCTCTTATTTCTTTTCTAATTTCGTTTTTAGTTACTCCGAACCTTTCTGCCATTTCGTATGTGTTTTGTTTGTCTGGTAAAAGTCTATGTGGGTGATATCTTGCACCTCTTTCGTCAAACAGTGTGCGATGCAACATCCATTTTGTGAAATGGTGTTCCCATTCTAACAGTACGCCGTCTACGTCTGTTAGTATTATTCTATTTGATTGTAGCATCTTCCATACCCGCGACTCTCAGTTTTACAATATTTGTAATTTGCCATTGTTTCTGATCAAGTCCCTTCGTGATGCCTAGCCATTGGTTTCTTAATAAAGCAAAGTCATTTATTATTTTTGCCATGTCAACAACATCTGAATCTCCGTCGACATATTTTTCTGCATCTCTACTAGTCAATGCTCTATTGTAATTTTCAAAGAATCTTACGAATGTTTTTGATCTAAGTCTTCTTTGTTCTATATTAAGATATTCTAGTATAGCTTCTATTTGTTGTAATTGATTGAATCTGTGTTCAACTATTCCTGGCATAGATGCTGAAGCTTTTTCAAGATTGCCAAAAATGTAACATTCTTTTTTGGCTTCCTTATGTTCATTATCAAAGTATGCTATACAGTCGGGTATCTTATCTAAATTTTTACTAACTTCTGTATACCAGTTAACCATTACTCATCACCGTATGTGTTGTATTCATCCTCAGAATCACTGTCGTCATCTGGAAACACAGATTGTACTGCTTCTTCCAGTTTAGGATCGTAATCCGATGATGCTATTATTTCGTCCTGCTCTACATCTAAATCTTTTAGTGTATTAATAAAATCAACAGCGGCATCTGTTTTTGCTCTATCCGGTAGATAATGTGTAAACGCATTCCAAATACGTTCAATATCCTCGTGTGTCATTTCGGCCATGCTTATTCCTCTGGTTGTTCGTTATCTTTATCAACATCTTCTGTTGTTGCAGATAATTTATCAAAATCAGACATAAGCATATCTAATTTAGGTCCAACCCAAGCCTTACGGAATTCTATGTATTCTTTTCCTGTTGAGTCTACATATTTTAATCTATTACCTTGTTGTACTAAAACTCCTTTTTTCTCAAACAAGTCTACTAACCCACTATATGGATCCATTCCTGTATCATATGGAATTTTTACTTGTACACTTTCAAAAGGTTTAGCATATCTTGTTTTCATAACTTTACAAGCGGCTCTAATTCCTCTTACATCTGTGACTTTATTACCTTTTTCATCTTCTTTAAGTTTTAATTTCTTCATAGCAATAACAATGCTTGATGCATAGATAAATCCTTGTCCACCTGATATCTTGTCATCTGGGTCAAACATATCCTGCGATGCATATGTGTGATTGGTAGCAATAAGTCCTACATTCCAACTTCCAAACATGTTAACACAGTTTCTTACAAGTGCTGTCAAGGCCTTAGGCTTTCTACCCAAGTCACCTTTCATATCACCTGCTTCAAACTGATTTACGTCTGTTGGTGTAAGCATCATACCCAAACTGTCTATAACAAATAGCACTTTAGGTGCACCTTCTTTGTTGTCTGCGTGTTGCTCTTTGTAGCCTTTCATAAACTCTGAAACAGTTTTTGCAACATCATCAACCATAGACATACTTAATTTTAGAAGTTTGTCTTCGGATGTGTCCACTTTCAATGCTTGTAGCCATTGCTCGTCAAGTGCGTTCTCTGTGTCAATTAATATAACGAAGATGCCTTGTTCTTGTGCATTCTTGATAATGTTTCCTGATGCTATGTAACTTTTACCTGCTCCCGATTCACCTGCAAGTACAGTCACTTTACCTAGCGGAATTCCTTTGTTGAAATCACTGGTCATTAAATAGTTCAATGCGTAATTTCCTGTTGATATCCAGTCAGTTGGATCACTGAATCCTATACCTAATCCTTGTATAGACTTTGTTATACTTTTTCTAAATTTTGTTGCATCAAATACTTTTGTCATTTTTTTAGTTCCTTTCTATTATTATATTTGCCTTGCTGTCTTTTGTCAAATGTTCTATGCCTATTTTTTCTACTTTACCAATTGGCAATAATCCTATTCCGTGTGTTTTGTTATAGGGATCTATATCATTTTCTTTACACCAATCTATAAATCCTTGTTCAAAAATATTTTCTTTTTTTTCAAACGAAATTACAATATCCGGTCCTATGTAGTGATTATTTTTTGACGCTTCATACGTTATTGGTAAATTATCTTTCCAGAGATCAATGTAATTTTTTCCTAGTTCGTTATAGGCCAAGTATGCTTCGTTTTCATTTTGGTTGAATTGTATATGGCTGTATTCATTTTTTTCTAGTTTAATTCTTTCTACTGTTTCTCTTTTTTTTGTCCATTGTAAGTTTAATAGATTCATGCTTTCTTGTTTTTTATCATGCTCTAAACCATGTACACAGTAATTAATATCTCTAATTTTTTCTTTTATATGCATTGGTGCAATCTTCATTAACTTTGTTGGGTTGTCAAACTCACCCGATAATTTCTCAAACGCAACGTGAAGTGTATTGTAAATTTCTTGTCCATTCCAATCTATCATATCGGGCAGAACGATGAGTTCTTTTTTGAGGAATCTGTTGATAGATTCTATTGCATTTAAAAGCATTTCTTTTTTATCGGCTGTACTTCTAAATGGAAAAAATGTTCGAATATGATCTATGTCATCTCCGTCGCCAACATAAATGTTAGATATTAATTCTTTCCATTTGTTGGCAACAGAGTGATTGTAAAGATCTATACGAAATGCGGGTTTTCCATCTATCTCGTACAACATTCTTTAGTTTACTTTGCTTGTCTTGATCTAATTAACTTCAAGATATCTTCTGCTCTTTTGGCACTATCACCTGACGGTTGTGCTGTTGGAGTTACTGAAGGTGCTGTTTCTGTAGCTGGCATAGTTTTTACTTCTGCCGGAGCAACCTCAGAATTTGGAATATCTGATGTTTTCTCTGTTGCTACTGGTCTAGCCGCTGTTGGTACAGACACTTGTCTAGCACTCATACCTGCTGGTCTGAAGTACTGTCCGTACTTCTCTAGATCATAAGCCTCACCTTCTACAGATTTCTCAAATAATTCTTTAATTATTTTTACTTCTGCTTCTGTTGGTTCTTTTGGTCTAAAGTCAGACAAGTTAAACAAACCGTTTGTATCGATCGCGGCTCTTTCTGCCTCATCTAATGCACGTTCTCTTCGTGACCATTTAGATGTCGAGTAGTCTGCATAACCACCTTTAGTAGTTTTGTTAATTCTAAAGTCAACACCTTTTACATAATCAGTTGGCATTTCTTCCATCTCTGGATCCATCAATGCACTTCTAATGATGTTAAAGATCTGAGGTCCAATTATAAATCTTCTGATTGGATTCTCAGGTGTTGTGTCCTCTGCTAATGGGTTTGTTGTGACAAAACCTTGGAAAATGTAACTTTTCTTTTTCCAATATTTCCTGCCCATGTCTTCCATGCTCTTGTCTTTGAACCATGGTCTAACTTCTGTTAGAACTGGACAAGTCTTGCCATACATCTCCATGCATGGTACTTGTACCTGTACTGGTCTTGAATCAGTCTGACCTTTGATACCTGCGAAAGGTAGTTTGATCATGTTTCTTTCAGTCCAGAAAAACGTGTTGTTTGTGTCCTTATCTGGTAAGAACCTAACAACTGCTTCTGAGCCTTCTGATATGTTCCAGTGTGGGTAGATGGCGTTGTCTCCGCCTGTTGATGAAGTGGAGCGATTCACTTCTTGAGATTTTAACTTCGCTCTTATTTCAGCCAATGATGCCATAATGTAAGCCTCCTTTATTGTGCCTATGTTTGTTGTTGCCTAAATGTATATTAGACATATAGTACATAATATACAACTATATTTATCTAATGTCTAGTACTATTATTGGTAAAATTATGAGAGATTTGCTAAAGTCTTGATTCTGTCTAGTTCCGTGTTGATCGCTTCTGCTTCCGCCTGTGCTTGTTCTGGAACTTCCATTTCTTCTTCTGAGAAGAATTCTTCAAGTGGTAATCCTGCCATCTCTATGGCATCTTTTAATGTGTACTCGTCGTTGCCTACTTTGAATTTATCTCCCGCTTTCATGCCTGCCGCTTTGGCTTTTTGAACTGCCTGTGCAAACTGATTTCCTTCGTTTGTCTTGTCTGAGTATCCAGGTGTACCTGCTTTCATTCTTTTGTAAGCAGTTGTGTTCATCATTTTGTCTGCTTTGGTCACATCTAATTTGGTTGCGTTCTCTTTGTCCTTCTTTTCTATTTCAGGATCTTTTGGTCCTTGTGCATATTCGGTTGCTACTGATTCTGCCCACTCTTCAAACTCAACTGCTTCGCCTCTTGCTCTTTTGTCAAGTTTAGGATGTTTCTTAGGATTAAAATCTTCTGGATCCATTCGCACTTGTTTTTCGAATTCTGGATCTTTTTCCATTTTTTTGTAATCGTCAATATATCTTTTTGCTAATTGTATTGCTATTTTTTTGTTCTTCATGTAGTCAGGACTTGGTTTGAATGCGGCAGAGTTTTCTTGTTCCATTTCATCTGCTACTCTTGAAGCAAAGTTCGCCACCCTATCTTCCTCGCCTGATTTAGTTAATAATCTAGATGCTATGTCTGATAATATAGAACTTAACATTGTGTTCTTGTTTGTGAATTTTGTTACTTTCAACATTTTATCTGCACTGTCGTCTTTTCTTAAAACTAATTTTTGTTTTGGGTCTGTTAAAAATGATTGAACAACTGCGCCGTGATCTACTGGTGCTTGTACAGGTGCGTCAATTGGCTCTGCATCTGGCTCTAATTCGTTTACTTGTTCTGCTTCATTGTTTGCTTCAAATTCACTCATAATTTTATTGATAATAGGAAAGGCATCTTCAACTCTGCTATCCAAATTTTTCATTGTAAATTTTTCTCTTAATTTGTTTACTGTTTCATCATCTAATATTTGTTCTTCTGAAGTTTTGAAATCTTTTGATGCCGATTCATAATGAGATTGTTTTGCAAGATTTCTCATGTATCCTCTTAAATTTTCTAATTTTAGTTTTGTTTGCTCTATGATATCACCTGCATTGTCGTTCAATTGGTCTTTGTTTGATGCATATCTTGAGAATGAATTCAATTTTGCTATGTCTTCTGATGTTGATACAATGTGTTGTCCAAATTCATCATGTGGTCTTCCACCGTTTGCAACATGCCTTTGCATCGCTCTAGCACCTGCTAGGTGTGTTAGTGGATATTTGAATCTCTCACCGTCTTCGTTTTCGATGTAGAGTGATTGTATCTGTCTTGATCTTGCACCTGGCACAGTCTCATCAACTTTGCCTTTGTGTCTGATTATTAATTTTGTTTTATCTAAATTTTCAAATGAACTTTTAGAAGTACCTGTAAGTCCTTCTGCAACTGGTGCCTTTTCAACACCCGCTAATTTAGTGATTCTGTTAAGTTCTTCCGACATTTCATCAGTATTTACCGTTTTGTTCGTATCTGCAAGATTTTCATAATCCTGCTTTGACAGGTTGTTTTTAGTGATATCTCTCACGTCAAACCCCAGTTGATGCTCAACTGCATAGTCTTTAAGCTCTTTTAAGAATGCATACCATTCGTCTCTGCTGTCTTCGTCTATCTTGTTCACTAGATCTCTATTATAGTATACTTTCATATTTTCACCATCTGCAAGACTTACGCTTACACTTCCAAAAGTGTCGGCATCCTCTTGAAATTCAAATTCAAAGAAAACAGCACCTGCAGGATCCGCCGTTGCGGCTCCGTTTTCATCGCCTAAACGGACGTTGGAAAATTGTGATCTAATCTTGTTGAATAGGTCTACAGAGTTTTTTGGATTCATATAGCGTATTTATTGTTTGTTTAGGTGTTTTCTACAATCCTCAAGATCAGGTATGTAATCTGCTAGGTTTGAGCTCCTGCTTCTATCAAGCACATCGTTATATTTGAAAAATTTACGTAATTTATCGCGGTCAAATGTGTTTTGATTTTTTGGATCCCCATAAAAATTATACAGATCATTCACAATGTTAGTGGTGCCACTTTCGTTGTGCCAATAGCATTTAGTTTGTTTGGCTTTTTTCATTGACTCAAATACCAAACGTCGATTTGGATGATTATATGGATCTAAAAGATTATTTTTGAATGTCGCCCATTGTAACTGGATAGGTGCGTACGGAAACTCCTTATCAAACATCTCCATGGTATCTCCTAGGGTGGCAACATTGTATATGCTTACTACTGATATTATATGAACTTTGTTTCCCTGTTTGTGAAATTTGTGTATGTTTTCTTTCTGCTTTTTATCTATGGTTTTCCATCTTTGATACTCGTTTACTTTACCTACACCGTCTACGCTTGTTGATATACACATGTTGGTAAATTGTCTACAAAGATCGTAGAACTTTGGTTTAATATTGACACTGTTAGTTTGCATATTGAATGTGAAATCTGTTTTCTTTTGTTTTATGCACTTTTCCATGAATCTATACACAGAAGTCATTACGGAAGGATCACCACCTGCTACGTAAATTCTTTTTATCGAGTCAACATCTACTCTATCAAATGTTGAATTTATTTTGAAAGCCGGAGTTTTTTCTATAAGCGAAAAAAATTCCTTATCATTTATTGTTTCATTTTCTTTTTCAATTAAATGGCTGTAATTTGAATTACACATTCTACACATAGCATTACATTTAGAACTGGGTCGTATTTCATAATACACAGGTTTTTTAATTTTTTTTAGATCATCTATGTTTTTAAGTTTTAGTCTTGCTATCCAATCAAAACTGTAATTCCAACGTTGATCTCGTATGCCTCTATCCTCGTATGCATGGCATTCACGACAATTTTGTATTCTTGTGCCTTTGAGCATTGCATGTCTTATCTTGTTATATTCTTTGTTTGTTTCCCAATTTTTTAAGTCTTTTATTTTTGCAACAGGCTCTTGCGATCTTCCACAAAGAGAAGTGTATTCACCATACCCGTCGTGCATCAATAACCATGGGTAAACACATATGCTTTTGTTTTTCTCATACATATCTGTCCAGTAATAAAGATATTTCATGTTTTCTTCATTTAGGATTTCAACGTCAATTCCTGAGTCTTTCAAGTCGTTCACAAGTTTAAACATTGCTAGGAATATTCTGTGGTCAGAAAATTTATCTTGATCTTGATCTAAAAGCACTACGCTATCAAATTTTTTGCTGTGTTTGATAATGTCTTGTGTAGACATTGATAATGGTCCAGTATGATAATATCCATTTTCTAGTTTAGATGTGTCGGAAGGAACCATTCCTCTGAATGTTGCATTCCGTTGTTTAGCAAGTTCGCTTGTAAGGTGATGCCCCCAAGCATGTCGAGACGAGTTATCTCCTAAGCACATTACGTTCATACTGTTAATTATTGTGCCTATCCGGTGAAAGAGCCAAAAATTGGCATTGGAGTAATTTCAGATGTCCTATCGGTCCATTTCTCAAATATTTTAGGATCAAAGTCAGCAAGTACTTTCATCATACGAGTCATAAGCAAACAACTACTTACAAGGTCGTCGTGCTGTCCTGGTTTGGCTTTGAAGCTCAATCCGGATGCCACAAAGTCTTTCATTTCTGATATCAGTAGTTGAGAATTAATTTTCATTTTGCCACCTTCTACAAGTTCTTTGAATTTTGTACATGCATCAATTTTATGCTTTGCGGTTGTGTTGAAACCTCTTCTAAATTTTCTTCTGTGTCCTTTACGTATTGGTTCGCTCAAAAACATACCCATTATATTTTCTTCACCTATGTCCATTACACGCATAAGAGCGGCTTCGCCTATTGTGTTGTTTTCCATGCTGTAGAATATTTGTGGTGTGGCACTAGAATCTCTTTCCATGATTGTGTCGTGTATGTGTTTGTTAATACCTTGCAGTATCCTCACCTGTTGATTCATTGGTGTCATGTTGTGATGCCATTCGCCTATCTGTTCGAAAGTAGGCAGTTCAAAAACCTGTATCGCGGCAAAGTCTCCTCCTGTACCCATGCTGGGATCTAATGATACCATGTATGTGTGTCCTGGTGTTGGACGTTTGAACCAACGCACCTGTCCGGTTGTTTCTACCGGTGCTGTACCTTCCATGTCGGCAAGTGTCAAACTTGATATCAATGTCTCATCAAATATCAAGAATTCACACTCGTGTTCCCTTCTAAATCTTTCCTCCCCTATTCTGGCACGTTCCGCATCGGCCCAAGCCTCGTCTCTGTCTGGGTGTTCTGACCAGTGTGCTTTCATGGCATAAAAACCGTTTGTGCCAATCACTTTGTCATTGCCGTATTCGTCAAATCTTTTGTTTGCTTCTTTCCAAATCATGGCAAACTGGTCTTCGTCTGAATTGGGTGTACTTGTTATCATACACTTACCACCTGTACTCAATGTTGGAGATAGTGATGTCCAAAATTCTTTCGCTTTTTCCGGCGGTTGCACGAAAGCAAACTCATCACAATATATCAAAGTAAGTGACGTACCCCGCCCTGTGTTCTCAGTTGTAGTGGTTGCCATTATTTTAGATCCGTTATCAAACTCTATACTGTTTCTAGTGTATTGTGTTACTCCGGCTTTGATCCAACTTGGAAGCATTTCATAAGCATAACGCACCCTTGACATAATGT